GTGCTACAGGCTCAGAAGTTATTGTATTTCGTGATGATGGTTCTGCGGTAGCTGATGATTTTTGTGGTGGTTTTGTCATAGGCAATAAAGATGCTTCTGGCACACCAAACCACTATGCAGGTATGTGGGCAGATACTGATACTCTTGGTCAAATGACTCTACAGTTTGCAGGTGGTCGTGATAAATACGAAGCTGGTACTGCTGACATGGTGATAGATGTTAATGGTCAGGTTGGAATTGGAAGTGCTAGTCCTGCTGGAATTCTTGAGCTATCAGATGCAGAGACTTTAAGGTTTGACTTAGGAACTTCAGGATTAAATGAAATATTGAGTGTAGGTGGTAGTGCTGATTTATCACTTAGGTCTGGAGGTAGTGCAAACGTCATATTTAAAAATGGCTCTAGCGAAAGAATGAGAATAGACTCATCAGGCAACGTAGGCATTAATGTTAGCAGCCCAAGCAGAAAGTTTGAAGTAAATTCTGGTACAACTCAAGTTGCAGCAGTTATTAGTAACACAAACGCTAATCGAGTTAGACTTGCTTTTGAAGATGCAAATACCACAGGCGATGCTTATGTCAATGTAGGTGCAGCTGGAAACGATTTTATAGTATTTGCTGGGGCATCAGAAAGACTAAGGGTTAATAGCTCTGGCAATGTGGGTATTGGGACTGATTCGCCTGATGCCAAGTTACATTTATCAGGTGGCAGTGCTGAAAAAATCATTATCGAACAAAGTTCCGCACCTCGTGGAAACTACATCGGTATACATGAAGGCGACAACCTAGAAATAGCAGCTGATGAAGATAATTTAGGTAGTAACAGTACCATACGCTTTAGGGTTGATGCATCAGAGGTAGCAAGATTTAACAGCTCTGGCGACTTGTTGGTGGGTAAGACTGCTGTTGGTGTTGGTAATGCTGGTATAGAGTTAAGAGCAAATAACATGGCTGCTATTAGTAGAGCTAGTGATAATGTTCTTTACCTTAATAGAATAACAAACGATGGCAGTATTTTAGAATTTAGACAAGACAATGTAGTAGTTGGAAATATTGCTACTAAGTCAGGGGAAATGTATCTTGGTTCAGCCAACACAGGTGTTCGCTTCTATGATACTGGGGATGCTATCACACCTTTTGATGTAACAGGTGCAACTGGCAGGGATAATGCTATTGACATCGGCGTTAGTACTACCCGCTTCAAAGACCTCTACCTTTCAGGCGGTGTCTACTTAGGCGGTACAGGTGCTGCTAATAAGCTGGATGATTATGAAGAAGGTACTTGGACTCCAGCTACTCAAGGCGGAACAACTGGTGGTTTTGGCAGTCCAACAGGAACTTATATTAAAATTGGTCAACAGGTTCATGCTGCTTTTGAATTTACGACAACTGGCGGTGTAAGCGGTGGTTTAAATTACAGAGTAGTAGATGGGTTGCCTTTTAATATGTATCAAAATGACTATGTGGGTATGCTTGGTACTGTTACACCTTATAATTTAGGTGATTACCAAGCAGGTGGAATTTTGCAATATGTTACAACCAATAGCACCGAGATATTTGTATTTTGGAATCAAACATCAACATCAGGAGCTTTAACAAGATGTTTAATTAGTTACAGATCAGTTTAATAATTATGTCTAGTGGATTCTAGGCAGGGACAAAGGAAAAAAATGATAACAAAAGAAATAATAGAAGATAAAATAGAAATCGTTGGTGATTTCAAAAATATACAAGTAAGAACAGCCACAGTCATTAAAGAAGATGATATAGAGTTGAGCAGGTCTTTTCATAGACATTCTCTAACTTGCTTAGACGATATAAGCAATGAATCAGCAGAGGTGCAAGCAATCTGCAATGCACTTTGGACTGATGAATTAAAAGCAGCCTATCAAGAGCTTCAAGATAATGCGATAACTCCATTAACTGAAAATATTACAGAAGAATAATTATACTAAGACTAATTATATTGTTTATAATTAAACTTAAAAACACTAACACATTATGGCAGATACATTTACAACTAATTTAAACCTTACCAAACCAGAAGTTGGTGCATCCACTGATACCTGGGGAAATAAGTTAAACAACGATCTTGATTCCTTGGATGGCATTTTTACAGCCAATGGCACAGGAACAAGCGTGGGCCTTAATGTTGGATCTGGTAAAACCTTAGATGTTTCATCTGGTACTTTAACACTTGCTGATAACCAAATATCAGGCGATAAGGTTGAGGGTGGCACTATAGCCGCCATCACCATTACAAGTTTAACAGCCACAAGCGCAGACATTAATGGCGGAACGATTGACGGATCTACCATTGCAACCTCAGACGTCACTGTTGGTGCTGGTAAAACGCTTGACGTATCTGCTGGAACTTTAACTTTAGCTGACAATCAAATTAGTGGTGATAAAGTAGAAGGCGGAACAATTGCTGCAACCACCATTACAGCACTTACATTCGGCAGCTTGAATGATGGCACAATCAATATAACTGGTTGGGTTGACGAAGATAACATGGCTTCAGATTCAGCCACTTTAATACCAACACAACAATCTGTTAAAGCATACGTTGATTCACAATCAGGCGGTGCAAGTGCATTAAGTCAAGTTTTAACTGCTGGTAACAGCACAAGCGGATCTGATATTGTTCTTACCTCTGGCGATAAAATTACAGGATTTACTTCAACTGGTATTGACGATAATGCTACATCTAATGCATTAACCATTGATTCAAGTGAAAATGTTTTTGTAACAAAAACTGTTACAGATGCAACAGTTGTCAAAAACTGTTACAGATGCAACAGTTGTCGGCTGGTCTTTTGGCAGTGATGGCAGAGGTACACAAGTCTTTGATTTTTCTGGTAGCAATGAAGCCTTAATATTAAATAATGTCAATGCCTCAGAATCTACTTATGTAATAGATTTTAGACAGCAAGGCACAGACTCTGGAAGAATACGGGTTCTTTCTAATAGCGTGGAATATCAAACCTCATCAGATTACAGATTAAAAGAAAATGTAACTTATGATTGGGATGCTATTCCAAGATTAAAAGAGCTTAAACCAGTAAGATTTAACTGGATTAAAGACTCAACAAACACTGTTATTGATGGGTTTATTGCTCACGAAACACAAGAAGTTGTACCAGAATCTGTAGGCGGTGTTAAAGACGAGGTTTATCCTGCGGATCACGAAAAAGCAGGTGAGCCTAAATACCAAGGCATTGACCAATCAAAACTTGTTCCATTACTTGCTAAAGCAATGATTGAACAGCAAGAAATAATAGAACAGCTACAAGCCGATGTAGCAGAATTAAAAGGAGCATAAAATGGCAATATCATATGAATGGAATGTAAACACAGTGGATGTATATCCTACTGACGAAGATCACACCAATGTAATCTATAACGTACACTGGCGAATAAACGCCACTGATACTGAAGTAGATCCAGAGGGTAATCCTTACACTGCAAGTGTTTATGGGACACAAGCATTAGACACCTCAGATCTTTCTGATTTCACAGACTTTGACAGCGTAACTGCTGCTCAAGTACAAGGCTGGGTCGAAAATGCGATGGGTGAAGAAGAGGTGCAATCTTTAAAAGATAGCCTTGATGCAAAAATTGCAGACGAAATTAATCCAACAAGCGAAACAAAACAATTAGTTGCTTAATTGAATGGCATTATTTCCAATCACACCTCCTGCAGGTATAGTCAAAAATGGAACTGATTATGCCAATAAAGGCCGTTGGGTCGATGGAAATTTAGTCCGTTTTGAAAACGGATATTTAAAACCTATTGGTGGTTGGACAAAACTTAGAACCACAGCACTAGACGGCGCACCCATTGGGATGTACGCCTATAACGATAATTTAGGTCAGCCTATACTGGCAGTTGGTACAAGAGAAAAGGTTTATGTTTTATACAAAAACACTTGGACTGATATAACACCCGTAGGCTTTGTTAATGATGCAAGTGCTGATCCACTAGGTTATGGTGCATATAATTATAATGTAGAAGATTATGGTGATGCCCGTTCACAATCGGGATTGCCTTTAGATACAGGTCATTTTTCTTTTGACAATTGGGGTGAACATTTAAACTTCTGTTTTTCTGGCGATGGTAAGATTTACCAATGGCGACCAGACTCAGCAGGTGGATCACCTGATACCATAGCCACAGTCGTATCTAACGCACCCACAGGGTGTCAAGCCATTATTGTAACCAACGAAAGACATTTGGTTGCCATAGGTTCGGGTGGAGATCCAAGAAAAATATCATGGTCAAACAGAGAAGATAATACTAACTGGACATCTAAAGCTACTAACACCGCAGGTGATTTGCAAATTCCTACAGGTGGCAGAGCTATCATGGCAGCATCATTTGGCAATGACATTATTATTTTTAGTGATACAGGTATTAGCAGGATGTTCTATGCAGGATCACCATTTGTTTATGGTATTGCTGATGCTGGAACTAACTGTAAAGCAGTCAGCAGAAGATCCATTGTTTCTACTGGTAACTTCCTAGCGTGGATGGGTGAAAATTCTTTCTTTGTTTACGATGGTACTGTTAGAGAAATACCATGCGAAGTGCATGATTATGTTTACGATCAACTCAATGTACCAGGTAGAAAAGCTTGTTGGGGTGGACACAACTCTAACTTTAATGAATTATGGTGGGGTTTTCCTGACGGCGATGCACAATATACTCCCAACAAATACGTCATTTGGAATTATGGTGAAAATGTTTGGTCTATTGGTGAACTAGACAGAGGTTGTTGGGTTGACCAAGGTGTTTTTGATTTCCCAACTTCAGCAGACAGCGATGGTTTTGTGTATCAGCACGAATCAACTGTATTAGGTAACTCACCTAATTTAGGCGATGCTGTTCCATATGCGACCTCTGGGCCTATCGAAATAGGCAATGGTGATAATTATGTCCAATGCAACCAAATCATTCCAGACGAAGAGGCTAACACGCTTCCAGGTGTCACCCTTAGTTTCAAAGGTAAATTTACTCCACTTGGTGCAGAAACCGACTTTGGCAGTTTTACTTTTGAAAGTGATGGTTATACCGATGCTAGGTTTACTGCACGACAAGTCTCATTGACAGTTACGGGAAGTACCACACAAGACTTTCAAGTGGGCAATATACGCTTAGATGTTAAACAAAGAGGTAGAAGATAATGGATCTATCCTCACAAAGACAGTACATACAAAGGGCAGAAACAGCCAAAGTCATACTTACAACTACAGATGATACAACCTTGTATACATCACCTAGCGGTGGTGATTTTGATTTTTCTATTGTGGAGTCTATCTTGGTTTGTGACCATGACAATCAGCAAACTAATATTACAGTTACAGTTGTCAATGGTGGTACAACTTATACTTTTTTTAAAGAATATGTAATTACTGCGTATGATACAGAAGAATTATTAACTAGAAGTTTTATCTTAAAACAAGGTGATACCATTAAAGTTCAAGCTGATCGTGCTGGTAATTTAACTGTTTATGCAAGTATCGTTGAGTATGGAAAAGGCGACTAATAAAGTCA